GTAATTTCCGCTTGCTTATGCCGTGCATTAATCGCCTGTGGCGCCTGCCGTGCTGTAATCGCCGCTGGAAAACGGCTCTTTATCTTTCACGCGCCTAAATACAGCGTCAAGAGTCGCTTTCAGCATCCCAGCAAAGTTCAGTTCTCCTTTCACAGTGAGCTCCGTACAAGCGAGCTTGCTACCTTCGTCGGACTTGCTGATCTCGCCGCCGCACTCAACTTCAAAGAATCTGGGATTGTTTTTCATCGGGTAGTAGCGCAGAACTTCAAACGGGTTCTCACAGGCGTGCATACCTTTGTTACAGCAGTCCGCCTTATCCTCGAAATAAGTCTTGCCAACCTCATACTTTTTGCCCCGGCAGGTCATATCCGGGTTCATCGCCTTGTATGCAATAATTTTTTCGCTCATGCCGCTGTCTCCTTCCTTTCAAAACAAATTGGTTTTAGTAAACCATGATTTCTTCTGCCAATTTGCGGTTGTAGCCACAAAATACGGTATTGCCCGTGGTCTCGTTGCGCAGGGTGTAGCCCTCTCTGCTTTTCATAAAGCAGTACTTGTACTCATGCCCGCTTTGGCTTTTCTCGGTGTAGCAGAACGGCTTGTAACAGTCTGCCTGTGCGAGCGCCTTGCGAAAGCCGGTCTTTGTCATTTTGCACACTCCATCTCCTTCCTTAGAACATGCTGGTCTGGCCGTTGGACTGCTGGATCAGCATCACGGTGTTTGTGCTGGGCTTCCAGCGCTGGATGTACTCCACCGCCTCGTCAAAGCGCTTGCGGGGAATGTTATTTCTGCCGCTGCCGTGCAACCATCATCAGGCGGGGTTATTCAGGGCGAGTATTCCACGCTTCAATAGTTCGTTGCCTGCCCAATTCCCCGCGATGTTCATAAAAATCGCGGGTAAATGTGATATTGCATTTCGGACATCTAATCCGAATGCCCTCAGTATTAGATTCAGTGATGGTTGTATGCTCCTGCCCGCAGAATGGGCACGGTTTCAGCAGTTCGCCGGGCTTTTTGTTACCGTTCATGCTTCGGCCTCCTTGCTGTCCCACTCTCCGGTGCTTTTGTGCTGGAACGGCGTGGATTTGCGATTTTTGGTGTACCCCTTGCCGCAGTACTTGGTGTATAGCACCCACTGGCCGTCGCTGGTCTTGTACTGGATCTTCAGTCCGTGGAGGATGCTGTTGAGCTTCTCGGCGCTCAATCCGTAATCCTTGGAAAGGCTGGTAGTGGTGCGGCAGTTCTTGCCCACGCACACCGCCCTGGCATACTCTGCATCCGGTTTCAGGTCGTTGTTCTCTGCCAGAAGCTGGCGGTTGGCGGCCTTGAGCTGGTCGTTCTGCTTCTGAGCGATCAGCACAGCACGCCGCATAACCGCTTCCGGGCTGTTCCACTTGGCTTCAACGGCAAGAAAGTACTGCCGGGCCTGCTTGCCACGCTCATTGCGCTGAATCATGCACAGCTCCTTGGCCATCGGGATGGTGAGCTGGTGGTCGGTGCGTTCCGTAACCGGGTTCTTTGGATTATTGGTTGCACATTTTTGTGTGACCAATACGAAGTCCTCATTTTCCGAGAAGCCGTACTCGGTCATGCGGTCGAACCACTGTTTATAGGGCGTATTGACTTCCAAGAAGTCGTGCAGCTCCCGACCGCTCACGGTAGGCCGTTCCGGGTTGTCGTAGCTGACCGGAATCAGCTCTCGCATATCGTTTGAGTCGTTCATGCTTTCTTTCCTTCCTGCCGCTCTTCCACCAGCAGCTTGTCCACGGATACCTTAAAGTATCGGGCCACCTTCATCAGCTGGCTGATACTGGGGCCGTAAACGCTGCGCTCCCACTTGCCAATTGCGCCGTTGCTCAGACCTGCTACCTCTTCCAAATCGGTACGGCTCAGTCCGTGCAGCTTGCAAAACTGGTCAATTTTTGAAACATTCACTAGCAATTCTCCTTTCCGGGCTTGAAAATCACTAGAAAATATGCTACTATGTAGTTGCAAGGTACAAAGTGAATAAAATCTAGCGTATGCCCGATATAATAGTGTCAGGGGCTTTTGGTTTTGTTTGCTCCTTACGCTCTCTATTATATAGCCTAATTTTCTAGTTGTCAATAGAAAATTAGGCTATCGGAGGAATTTTTTATGCGTTCTTTGCCGGAGTTGGTAGAATTTATCCGTGTATCGTGCAAATTTCAAAATAGTTCTATTACAAAAATGGAAAAAGATTTGAAATTCGCAAACGGAACGGTAGGAAAATGGGCTAATGGCAAGCGTTATCCGCCTAAGGACAAGCTATTACTTGTAGCTGATTTTTTGCAAATTTCTATTGAAGAGCTTATGGGCGAAGCTCCGGAGCAAAAAGAAAAGCCCACTCCCAGTGAAGAGAGTGAGCTGAATGCGCACGCTAAAGCCATACTATATAAGTATGAGCAGCTTGACCCTGCGCAAAGGGTTATGTTTGAAAAGATGCTTGACGCTGCACTTGAGGCAGCGAAGGGGGATAAAAATGAAAAAGGCTGAATTTCAGGCTGTTATCAATAGTTCTGTGAACGAATACGCACGAAAAGCAGTTTCCGATTTGGACGCTCATCCTGAACGCTCCGATCTCGAAAAAATTGCAGTGATGTACAAGAGCTCCCTGATCGGCTCCGTTGAGATCGTGATTGACGCTCTGCAGAAATCGGGCGTGTTAAATTTTGACGATTGATTCTTTGGAGTTGGCAAGCTCGTTCAGGCTTTCTCTGATGCAATTGCTCACCGCAACATAGGATCTTTCTTTTTCCAGAAGGTGAATAAAATCTGCGGTTTCCTGCGGGGTGGCAGTGATTTCGATTTTCATAACGTTATCCTTTCTGCGCGGCTTCCAGCAGCGCGCCAACGTCAATGTCAAGAGAAAGTGCAAGCTTGATTTTCTCAAGTATAACACATTCCGGGGCCGATTTCATCAATTCTGTGCTATGTTCTCGCACTTTCTTTTCCTCCTTTGGTCATTGAAAATTTGTTTTCTGGCAGCCGGTTGGCTGCCTATTTTTGAATCTAAGAGGTGTTTTTATGGCTCGGAAAAAGAATGATATTGTCAACAACGGCGAAAAAACGAAGAAAAAACCAAACGGATGCGCAATTATCGTTGCGATTCTTGTGTTCGGGCTTGCGTTTAGTTTTCTTTCTGCCAAAAATATTGCAGACGATGTTGACGTTGTATTCGATGCCACAAAATATGAGCACGAAGACGGTTCCGGCCTGACAGAAGATGAACTTATCAGCATGATCGGAGAGCCAGACAGTACCGAAGACTGGACTTACAGCAACGGTCAAGCCATTCATACGCTGTTCTATGGAAACAATACATATGATTTTGTATTTGAACGCCTGCATCGAATCACACTTTATGACGTTTTCCCTTATAAGTATAAAGATCAGTTCCTTACAATGTTCAATCTGAAAAAGACAGGTAAGACCACTGTAAACGACACCGGAACATGGTATCGCGCTTATAACTGCGGAATCAATGACCTATGGCTCAATTATGAGGACGACAAAATCACAACGTCTATTATCACCTACTCAACATTTTTTAATAGCTAATTTCCTATCACAAATTCATTATACATCTTTCGGTTGTATCATTCAATAGATATCACAAAATAAATTCGATTTTTCTGAAAATAGTTAGATTTTCACTTGAAGTCATCCAGCCGCTGCATCTTCTGCAGCAGTTCCCCGGCAAGCTCCCCGCCGGGGCAGTTGGCGGCATCCAGCAAGCGCCGGACGCTTTCCGCCTTGCGGACCACATAGAAGCGGGCCAGGGTCTGACACTCGGGCGGCATATCCTCATAGCACGCCAGGGCGGCGCGGATGTGGGTGCAAAAGCTCTGCATCTTGTCCATAAATCATTCCTCCCAGGGTTTCGGAGTGGGCCGCGTGCCGGTGAGCACGCTGGCGGGCATTCCGTCAATGATGGTCATATCGGGATCCATGCTGATCGTCTGACTGTTTTTCATTTCATTTTCCTCCTGTTTTTGGTAATATTTACATCTTATGTACCAGATTCTACCATGCGCCAGAGGAAAATGAAATTGGTGTAATTTTTGTCGAATGGCGCAGAGTTTTTCTGCGCCATTTTTCTTTTATAACACGCTGCGTTTAGGGGTGATAAGTATGAGTTATTTTACCGCTGCTCAAATCGGAAAAGCGCTTTCAAAAACGCGGGTATCCGCCGGGCTAAGTCAAAGAGAGATCGCGATCCGCATCCAGAAGGGAGAGCGGACGGTGCAAAGCTGGGAAAAAGGAGACACAAGCCCAGACAGTGACGAGATCATGGATTGGTGCGCAGCCTGCGGAGTGTCCCCCATCACAGTGTTTATGGAAGTTATGCACCCGGATCTGTACGCAGTGCCAGACGGGCAGAAGGATGACGCGGCCATAGACAAGGAGCTGCACACGCTGGTGCAGGCACTTCCCCCGCTCTCCCGGCGGCTTCTGCTGTTCGTGCTCAAGGGCCGACACGGGAGCAGCCCGCCTGCAGTTATCTCTGAAATAGCCGCAAACCTCCACTGCCCTCTCAACAACCGGGTCAGCGTGTGCGGCACCATCATCGATCAATACAGCTTTGCCCAGATCAGAGGGCTTGACCCGTGCCCGGACGAGCCGCATCCCCCGATGGAGGATTTGAAGATCAATTACAAGTCGGGGCGCGCAGCGTCAGAGAACGGCGCTCTGGGCTATATAGGGCGCAGAAAGGAGTAGCGCATGAAGTGTGTCAGATGTCATGTAAACATCCCGGACAAGGCTTTATTTTGCCCGTGGTGCGGAAAGCAGCAGGATGCAACGTCCGCTCCCGTGCATAGAAAAAAGCGCCGCCGCCCAAAGGGCAGCGGCAGCGTGTACAAGCTGAAAGGGGTCCGGGCAAGGCCCTATGTAGCCGTGACCGGGAAAAAGGAAGTGCTGGGCACATACGGAACGCCCGGGGAAGCCGTCCAGGCGCTTGACGCATACAATGCCCAGAACACCCCGGCAGAGCGCCTGAAGTGTACTTTTGCGGATGCCTACGAGAAATGGCGGGCACAGCCGAAGTTTTCAAGTCTCAGCCGGGACATGATAAATGGATACGAGCTGGCTTTCAAAAAATCCGCTCCGCTGTACAGCCGACAAATGCGAGACCTGAAAGCGGAGGACTATCAGCAGATCATAGACCAGATGGTTGCAGACGGTCTCTCCCGCAGCTCGTGTGAGAAGCAGCGCACCCTTTTCAGCCAGCTATGTGAGTGGGCAATGGCCCAGGACATCATAAACAAGAACTATGCCCAGCTCCTTCACCTTCCTGCCGCAGCCGGAAAGGCAGAGCGCACCCTTACGGCGGACGAGATTGCCCGGATCAGCGCATACCAGACCGACAAGCGCTTCGGCCAGACAGCGCAGATCGCTATGGTGCTTCTCTATACAGGCATGCGCATCGATGAGCTGCTTTCCATGCGCTGCGAGAACGTGTACCTGAAAGAGCACTACATGCAGGGCGGTGAAAAAACGGAAGCGGGCAAAAACCGCATCATCCCCATCCTCGACCCCATTTACAAGATCATCGCCTTCTGGATGATGGACAGCGGGTGCGAGTGGCTGATACCTTCCAAGACTGGAACGAAGCTGGACAAGAGAAACGTGGCCACAAAGTTCCGGGCCTTGATGCAGGAGTGTCAGATCGATGGCGTGCACCCGCACACCCTTCGCCACACGGCCAGCAGCAAAATGGTGGAGTGCGGTCTTGAAAAAACTGCCGTGCAGGCTATTCTCGGCCACAAAAATTTTTCCACAACAGCAAACAAGTACGTTTCCCACAACGACCCGACATACTTGTTACAGGAGATGCAGAAGATGAAATACTGATTTTGTTAGTCTGTTTGTTAGTTTATTCCGTTTTTCAGCCGTGTTTTGCCATGTTTTCACAAAAGAAAATGCCGTTCATGTGATTTAATATCACGAATGAACGGCATTTTTGGAGCTAGTGACAGGAGTTGAACCTGCACACCACTGATTACAAATCAATAATATTTTTCGTATTTATGCTATTTTTGCAGTAAGTGTTAGCTTGTTGTTCGCTTATGGCGTATTCTAAAAGCGATAAATCGCCCGCCTTATCTTACAACAAATGTTGCAAAAATTCAACGCATGTATGCGGAGCGTTCTTTTGTAACGGCTTCGCACAGGCCAGAAACAAGGTCTTCCGCCATGCTCCACATGTGATGCAGCTCTACGCCTGCTGCAGAATCCTCGCTGTCAACGCCGGTAAGGATTTTCTGTGCAATGCGGCGGTTTGCGTCAGCGTGCTCCATTTCTTCCCCAGAGAGCTTATACCACTCAGAAGAAGCGTAGGGGCAGACAGTTTTATAGTCCATTGCCATGCTTGCGTAGTTCATCGCATCGCTGTACTCTTCGGCCATTTGCTTTGCAGCATGAACGAGTGTGTCCTTATACCCTGCAAACTTTGCTTCGTCCATCATAACCAGGTCCTCCCCCTTACAGTTTTTCCACGGCCACAGCCATATTGTTCACCGCGGCAGCAGTACCGGTCAGCAGGAAGCTCAGGATAGAGCTTTCGCAGCCGCACGCATTGCGCACCAGGAAAGTCAATGCCAGATTGGTCGGTGCAGCCGCAGTGGCCACAGCCTGAGAAGCGGTAGCGCCGATGACAGCCACGCCGTCCTTCTGGCCGGTCAGGGTCACAGTGCCCGCAGCCGTGGGAGCCAGTGTAGCGGACACGGTCACATGGTAGTAGCCCTGACCCAACAGGGTGATGGTGTTGCCGTCCTGCCGAATGTTGCAGCCAAACCGCCGGGAAGTGGTGCCGACAGGAATAATATCGTTTACCGCCACGGTCTGAGCCGAGGTGTTGGCGGTATAAATAGCAGATTTAGACATAAAAATCTCCTTCCTTATATAAAAGGCGGAGCAGCCTTTGCCGCCCCGCCGAACCTCGCCAAAAGGGCGTATGTGTTAGATGTTGCCGCAGCCGTTATTGCAGCCGCAGAAGGGGCTCGGGCCCGCATTGTAGGAGTAGCCGTTGGGGTACTTCACAACGCCGTACATCTGGGAGGCCAGCTCCAGCTGACTGATCCGCTGGGCCTGTGCCGCGATGGTCTGCTCAAGCTGGTTCTTCTGCAGCTCGGCAAACTTTGCGTCAATGTTGGAGTTGATCGCGCAGGTCTGCTTGTCCATCTGGGCTGCCAGGTTGGCAGTCGCCAGCCGGTTGTCGCAGCAGCACTGAGCAAGCTGTGCCTGGATGCCGTTGCCGGTCTGCAGGATGGTGGTGTTGGTGCCTGCCTGAGCCAGAGCAACCTCTTTGCCCAGCTGACCGATATTGCCCTGCATCTCATAACCGAGATTACAGATACCGTTGCCGATGTTGGTCAGGCGGTCGTTCAGCTGGCCAAACTGCTGGCCATAGAGGATTTCCTGCTGGCTTGCCGCGGTGGCATACTGGCCGTACTCGCCGGTGCGGTTGCCCCAGAGACCATTGCCGCCCATAAAGACGAACAAAAAGAGGATGATGATCCACCACGCGCCGCCCTGGCCCCAGCCGTCGTTATCGTTGCCACGGGTCACGGCAGCGATATCGCTCAAAGACATGTTATCCATAGTTGATTTCCTTTCTTGCGAATAGTGAAATTATTTCAAATCGTGGCCACGATTTTTCGATTACTTGATGAAAGGTATGATCTGCTTTGCCATCGCTTCCAGCTGGTGGTACTGCTCATCTGACATCTTACCGGACTTGCGCAGCTCTTCCACCTGCTTTTGGGGATCTCCCTGGAAAGCGGAGCGGAACTGCTGAAACTGCCGGAGAAGCTGCATCACATTGCCCATCGGGCTGGGCATGGATGGGCCGGAGGTGCCGCCCAGAAACTGCATCAAGGGATTTGCCATACCTTAACCCTCCTTTGCCCGTGCGGTCCTTGCAGGAGCCGCCGGGGCCGTCTGATACTGCGCCATCACGCGCTCCACCTCGGCCTTTACGGCAGCCTGTATCTTCTGATCTGCCTGTGCAGAGGTCAGATACTGCGCCTCTGCCGGGGTCTGCATCGCCGCCGGGTCGATCTTTGTCAGGCGGTAGTACTCGCCGGAGGCATAGCCCATCGTGTCTGCTTTTTTGACAGCCATAACAGGCTCGTTTTGCACCATGATCCAGCGCGTTTCGCCGGGCTGCACCATAACCTTGTCCACGTCTGCGATGGTTGGCACCATCGTGAAGGGGCTTTGTCCCCCGCTCTGTGGAGCGGCCTGCTGGGCCATTTGCTGCTGATACTGGCCTTGCCCAAAGCCAATCGGTGGCATCCCACTGTAAGGGTTCGATTGCCAGCCGCCAAAAGGATACGCCATAAAGCTTCCCCGTCCTTTCTTGATCTTGTAGCACCAGTTTACCTTTTTAAACCGCCGAGAGAGTCAACGAACGCACAACGAAGGACAAAAAGAAAAAGCGCCCACACGACATTACACCGCATGAGCGCTTAATTTTCAGCTATTCTATTTTACAGATTCTTGATTTGTTCCAGCAGTGCAGCCCGCCGGGTTTCCGTCTCTGCATCTCCCGGTGGCGCTTTTGGCTCTTCCGGCACGGGATGAGCATTGATATAGTCCCGCACTGCCTGCTGTAAAACGGCGTTCGAGGTCGTATTTTCTGCCGCACAAGCTGCTTTAAACTTGTCAGCAACTTCCTTCCTCACCTTGCAGGCCAGCACCGTCATGTTCTCCTTGTCCCATTTGGCATTTGCTCTTTTTTGAGATTCCGAAGTCATGCTTTTCCCTCCTTTCAACTTTCAGAAAAGCTTCCCGATGCTATTATAGCACATTTGCAACACTGTTTACATTATAAAATTAAACAAAATTATGCGGTAAACATTATACAATGTGACAATTTACATATGCTGTAAACCGTATTATAATAGACGTATGGTCAAGAGGGGCGGAAAGGAGGACGCCCATGAAGTTCAAAGAGTTTCAACGGCTGAACCGTAAACAGCAGCGCAAATTGTTTGAGCAATATAAAAAAGAGTGGTTAGCCGCTCGTAACAGCTAATCACTCCAAGCACAAGAAGCAACCATAGCAAAAGCCCCTCTTGTACCTTTATTTTATATTATTTCACGGAGAAAGTAAAGGTATTTTACAATGAACTATCCTTTTACGCGCGATTTTCTCCTGAAGCTGTCTGGCTTGACCGATGCCGACCTTGATGAAACGCTGAGAGACTGCGCCGATGATGTCTGCAAACTTATGAACTTCGCTTATGCAGAGGGTGTAAAGGCCGGTAAAAAGGCGGTGGGCGCATGAGTGATATTGTTCTTTCCACCCAGAACGGACAGGCCGTGGTATCCAGCCGGGAAGTGGCGGAGCGTTTTGGCAAGAACCACAAAGATGTTCTCCGCGCTATTGAGAATCTGGCGGCGCAAAATTGCGCCACCAAATCATTTTTTTTACGAAACCACGTTTGAAAACCGAGGAAAGCTGTACCCCATGTACTTGATGAACCGCGACGGGTTCTCCTTGCTCACCTTTGGTTTTACTGGTGATGAAGCGCTTGACTGGAAATTGAAGTACATCCAAGCCTTTAACGAGATGGAGAAGAAGCTGACCACGCCCGAACCTGAACCGCCGGAGCTGGCACTATCCAAAGCGCTGGTGATGGCGCAGGGCATCATTGCCCGGGAACAGGAACGCTCCAAACAGCTCGAAAAGGAAAACGCCAAGCTCAAGCCCGCCGCCAAGTACGCCCACAATATGCTTTTGAGTGACGAAACGCTCACCATGACGCAAATTGCGCTCAATTTTGGTATGACGGCCAACAAGCTCAATAAGCTGCTGGAAGAATGGGGCATCCAGCGCAAAGTGAATGGGCAGTGGATCCCGAAGCGGAAGTATATCGATAAAGGTTATACTGTAAGTATTCCGGTTGAAATTGGCAACGGTGAGACCAAAGAGAACACCCGCTGGAACCGCACCGGGCAGGCTTTTATCTACAAGCAGATGTACGACCACGGCTATTTGACCGTGAAGGAACAGGCCGAGCAGAAAGCGAAGGAACGCAAGGTACTCCCCGCCCCTGCTGAACAGCTCGCATAAATAAAAAGGCCCCCGATGCTCCAAACGGAACACCGGGGGTTTACTTTACTCAAAAACTTTTGCAATGCTTTTCAGCCGGTAGCCTACCGCCGTCCGGCTGTAATGCGTCTGTGCTGCAATGTCCGGCAGCGGGAGCCGCTCAACGTACCGAAGTAAGGCTATCTTACGGTCTACCCTCCCAAGCGGTGCGCTTTTGATGGTTGCGGTCATCTGCTGTCGGTCAAGCCCTTGCAGGCACAGTGGCAGCACCACACGAGCCGCCGCCACAGGCAGCACCGAGCCAGAAAGGCTGCGGCAGCTCTCCGGAGTTGCGCACCATATTGCAAAGCGCGGAAAACCGGTGACAAAACGTCACCATTTTGACAACGTCGGCAAAATGGTATGTTTTCGTGAGGCCACGAAAACGTGCGCAGACCATTTTCGTGACGTGCCGAAATTGCTCTTGTGCGGCGTACATTTTGTTGGTGTCAACAAAATGCTCGTATGTAGTGCTTGCCATGATATCCTCCTTACTGCTTTTCAAGTGCCGCTTTCATGCGGTCAAAGAAAAACTGGATCACGATGCCGATGGTCTCATCGGTGATGGCCCAGCTGATGAGCCTGCCGTATTTGCTGGTGCTGAGAGCCATGCGAAGCATCTGCGCCACCCACGCCTTACGCTCTGCGCCTCTCTTGGTTCCCTGAATCTCGTGCTCTGCCTGCTCGATCAGGTCAAGCACAGTGCCCTTGACAACGGCACCATAGCCCAGCCGAATGCAGCCCAGGGCGTAGAACGCAAAGCCGCCCATCATGAGCACGAGGGCCACAGGGGCGGGAAGTGCGGTCAAAAGGTTACGAATCGCTTCCATGATTGGTGACTCCTTTCAAAAGATAGTTGTCGATGTCGGTGCGGCTCTTCTGCATCCCTTCGCGGTTGTTGCCGGACAGCTGCGCATCCAGAAGGTTGCGCACCCCGTCGAGGGTCAGACGGCTCACCTCGTCGATTTCTTCAAAGCGGCGCAGGTCTCGGGCAAGGGCTTGTGTGTGCTGAAGCTGGCCCTGCTCTAAGGTGCCGATGCGCTTGTCCATCTCATCCAACCGCTTGTTCTGCACGTTGTCCGGCTCCTGCGCCTTTTTGATGTACTTGTGGATGATTTCCAGCACCTTGTCGATGGTGATGGCAGCGGCGCACAGGCCGCCCAGGATGCCCAGCACCCACAGCAAAGCTTCTTTTTCGGTCATTTGCCCTCCCGGAGACGGGTCAGGCCCTTCTTGCGGATGATACGGGGGTAGTTGATTTCTGTCACGCTGAGGTCAACGTTGCCGGAGATGCCCGGCACGCTGCCCTTGCTGGTGTGCTGGTGGGCACTGTACTTGAAATCCACCTTCGGGGTCTTGCCAGTGTAGTCAGCAAGCCACACGTCCCACCGGGAGGACAGCCTCGCCATATCCAGTTCGTATTTGTAGCCGGTGTAGGTATAGAGTTGGGCATAAAAGCCCATCTTTTCCACCTGTTCCAGCGCGTAGGCGGCGAGGTTGGTAAGATCGAGGGTGCTCATGGGCTTGAGCTCGTTTTCCTCCATGTCCACCGCGAGAGGCAATGTCAACTCCTTGCCGTACACCGCCTGCCGTACAAGGGAAAGCTCTGCGTTGGCCATCGCTTCGCTTGTGGCGTAGGTGTAGTAATATACGCCCACGTCCAACCCCGCCGCTTTGGCGCTGCGGTAGTTCGCTTCAAAGGTCGGGTCGATGTACAGGCCGTCTGCCCGCTTGGAGAGCTTGCGGTTAGTGGACACGGTCTTGAGCATGGCCCCCTTGTAGCCCGCCGCCGCCACCTGCGCCCAGTCGATTTCGCCCTGATACCGGCTCACGTCAATGTACCGGTAAGGCGGTTCCCCTGCCCACCCGGTCACGGTGTCCACAGTGGACACGCCCGGCGCAGGAGCAGGTTCTTCCTTGTCGGCGCTGTCTCCGGCAGCGTGGGAGAGGGCAGAAAAGATATCCCGCAGGAAGTCAAACATCACTTTCCACCTCATAAAAACCCTCCTCCGTCAGCTTTGCCAGCACAGCATCTTTGTACCGGTCAGGCACGTTATCGATGGTAAAAGCTCCGTCAAAGCGGTGCAGTTTGATTTGGGTCACATAGAACAAAACCATAACATCCTCCTTATTGTGCGGCCAGCAGGTCGAGCATAGCCGCTTCCAGAGCGGCAAGGCGCTCTTCTGCGGTGGGCAGCTGTGCCTTTTCCTCTGCTTCCTTGCGGGCCTTTTCCTGTTCAGTCAGCTCTTCGGCGGTGTACAGCACATACCGCTGCACCTCCACCTCTTCGTCATAGGCTCCCTTTGCGGCCACGCCAGGCACGTCCACCACCTTCCAGCGGTCCCTTCCGCCGTTGGGGTAGGTCTTGTACTCGTAGTGGCTGACCTCTTCCACGCCCGTCACAGCATCGTGGTGGACAGTCTGGGTCTCGGGCTTGAGGTAGCCTTTTGTCAGGTCGGGGCTGGCGATTTCTACGCCGTTGCTGTCAATGATTTTCATGTGTGCTCCTTTCAATTATGCAACTCTGCGCCATAGGTATAGGCAGTATGCCGGGGGTTGGACGGTATCGGATGCGCCGTAGATTTGGCTCGACATGGAAGCATCCATATCAATAGCCACGCCTCCATGAACGCCAGTAGCACCTGCTTGAGCCACAACGCCAGAACCATTTCTACCTCTGAAAGCGCCTGAAGCTTCAGAGATAGAAAGCCATCCTCCAGCGCCTAAGTAGGAAGCAAACCCGAAACCACCTATTATATTTGGCAGCCCTGCCTCCAACTTTGTCCCAGCTGGATGTATACTGCTTGCACCCCAGATGGTGCAATCTTCAATCCGCTCCCATGTGCCGCCGTAAAGCTCGGCCGGGCTGGTTGCGTTTTCGCTGATGTACAGACTGCCCACGGGGTGGTCTCGCTCGACTACCGCCGCAAGGACTTGTTGATAGATAGCATAGGCATCAGGGCCAATGCCGTTTTTGAGTTCTCCTAGTGCCATCGATGTCTCCTTTCAGTTATGCCACTCTGCGCCAGATGTACACGGAGTAGTATGGGTTGAGCGTATTAGAAGAAGAGGTCGAGCCATGAGTAACATAGTTTGGAGATTGTCTTTCATCGGAAGCATTGCTTGCGGCTGTATTGACGAGCGTATATCCTTCTCCGTCTTTATCGTTGTCGCCCTCGCTTATATAATATGATCCTGTTTGATAATTGTACAGAGAGATCGCAGATTGATGATATCCGACAACCGCACCATTGTTCCACGAAAATTTAATCTTGTAATCGTGGTAGTGCGTCTCGCTACCTCCCGTACTCCCTGCCGGGTAGGTATCGGAAGCGCCCATGATAAATCTGCCCTCAATTCGTTCCCATGTGCCGCCGCCAAATGTCACAGCCGGGTTTTCCGGGCTAATGGTCTGATAGATACTGCCTACAGGATGTGCCGCAAGCAGGAAGTTGGAATAGATGGAGCCGTCACCATAGAATTGCCCGCCATACTTGATGGGATACCACCGGGCGGAAATTTCCGCAGTCGGAATGTTGTGTGCACGGATACGGATAGCTCCGGTTCGAGTTTCGGGGTTTACGAGCATAGCTTTACCGGCTACGTCTGCGCTTGCGGGGTCGATGCTGACAGATACCACAGTCGTGGACGTAACGTCCGCTGTAATGTCAATGTAATGCGGGTACTCTGCAACTTCTGTGTCTGTTTGCCACCCCGTAATTGGAATAGAAAGATCATGTGGAACGACGGAGTCTGCTTTGCCCTTATTCAGCTCCTTTGCCGCCTTCTGTGCGTTGTTGACCTGCCTCATCAGGTAATTGTACCCGTGCTGGTCGTCCAGGCCAGCTTCTGCGCCGGTCGGGGCGATGATCTGACCGGATGTCCAATTTTCCGGGAGATCAGCGGGAAGAGGAATGTTTTTCAGGATATCATCCGCCATAAAGCAATGTTCCCTCCTTGAAAATAATGGTGTGTTTGAGCTTTGTTCTGGATGTGGTTTCGATGCTAACATCGTCCTGTGTGAGGGCGGCTCCGAACGCATCTTGCGCGGAGATAGCAGAGACTTTTGTGATCTTTTCCGATGGCAGAAGCTCATACTGCAGCGTGACTGCCGCACCGGAAAGGCTCTTTGCAAGGTTCGGAACGGTATAATTGCCGTTCAGCTGCACCATGTTGATGTGATCCGCCAGGTACGAGGCAAGGCTTGCCAGAAACAGCGGGGTCACAGATGCAGAAGCGGGCGCGGCGGCCGTCACCGGGACAAAATAATTTTGTCCCGGTGACGCAAAGGCATCCTTGCCCAAAAGCCAGCTGCCCAGAAGATAGTGATACCGGCTTCCGCTTGCCAGCACGGTGTCCGCGCCCTCCAGAATAGAGAGATTTACGTCCACGTCCGTTTTTTCGGTAATGCCAAAATAGCAGTCCGATGCGTACAGCGTTTCTCCCGCATCGTTCAGGAGCTCATAGTGGTTGACGGTCGAATTACCTGCCTCCGGTTCAATGGATGCTTCCAGCTTCAGGTTCTCACCCGCGATCATCAACGTTTCAGAACCCACCTGCAGTGTCGCAGATGCAATAACGCTTTTCAGCGGTTTCACGGTCGTTGCGCGGTTGAGCCGTGCCGTCGTGGCAAGCTCTGCCGCCTTGTGGGCCACGTCCAGAAGAAGCGTCCGCGTCAGTGTCGGCGATGCAGCAGCCTTTGCGGTCGTCCATCCTCCGAGCTCGGCAAACGGCTTTTTCCCAAGGGCCCAGCCGCCCAGGCGATACTGATACTCGTATTTCTGCACATCGACCTGCTCTGTGATCAGGATCCCGGTCTTGAGGTACGGCATACTGATAAAGACAATGTGAGCGGGTTTGATTTGGTTGATCAGGTGCGTCACCTCGTCGTAGTACGACTGGCTCTTTGCGCTCGTTGCAAGCCTCAGCTCGTAGAGCGGGTATGTGATGGAGCACGTCCATTCACCAGCGCCAATCAGTTCATCCAGCTTCTGATACAGAAACCCCAGTGTGTAGGGCGGGCGGGTCGCAATGCGGGTCATTACACGCTGCCTGCGGAACTCCAGAGATTCCTTTTCTGGGACAGCCACGATGTGAAACACCTTTTCCCACTGTGCAACGGAATCCTCGTCCATGGTCTGGAAAAAGAAGTTGCTTTGAACCCCTTCCACGGAACCAGCCAGCAGGTCAAATTCCGCTTTTTCAGCAGTGCAGATCTGCTGATAGTCCTGCACTTCCCGGTAGATGGTCGGCAGCAGCGGAAGCAGGTCGTGCGAGAGATCAAGCTTCATGCAGCGTCACCGTCCCAACCACAGGGACCTGCTGCCGTTCGCCGGTCTCTGTCAGAATCAAATCGTCCGCTGCTCCGTTCAGCTGGACGTTTGTCACGTTTACCACGCCCTCTGCCGTGATGATGGCCGCAGATACGCGGGCCGTGTAGACGTTGGCGCTGTATTCAATGCTGGTTTTGCTGATATTGGTCGCCCAGCTTTTCCGTACATTGAGCAGATATGCCTCCAACGCCTCCCGTACCGCGGTGCGAACTGTATCCAGCGAGTAGCTAGGCAGGAGCGTCACCGATGCGGTGACCGAAACTTCCAGCTTTTCCGGGGCCGTGATCGTTGCCTTTGCACCGATGGGCGCAAGACCGAGCCCCTGCCCGGAGTTTGGCACCGGGTCGATGGCGTTCTGAATGGTCTGCACAAGGTCGGTGGATGCAGGCAGCCAGTCCGCACCCAGAACGGAGCAGAGCACCGTGCCGCCGCCTCTCCATGTCGGGTATACCTGCACAGCGCCCACGCCGTCCAGCTTCTCGATTTCCTCCTTGTACTGCGCCACATTGCCGCCAAAGGAGCGGCTGTTCAGCGCCGCTTCGATGCGGACGCGGAATTCGTCATCGGTCTCGGTCTCGTCTCCTGGTGTCAGGATATCCGAGATCCGGGCAGAAGTCAGGCCCTGAATGGTGTCGATGGGTAGGATAGGGCCGGTGTAGTCGTTGCCGATGGTGCCGGGCGTTTCGGCCAGAAGGCGGTAGGTGTGCCCGGAACCCAGAGCGGACAGCGCAATAAAATTGATACTGTCCGCGCCGTTGATGGTAGAGAACCGGCTGCCCAGCGGGATATCAATATTGAACTCGCCTTTTCGCACCGCTGCCGTGGCCTGCTTGCGGGTAACGCTGGCGATGGGGGCCAGCAGATCCAGCGCTCTGCCGGTGGCTGTCTGAAAAAACGCCTGCCGCTGCACCAAGTTCAGGGAAAGGAAGAACCCCTCAAAGACATAGGCGGCGGGAGAAAGAGCCGTTGGGATGGGGCTTGTGTCCCGCTTGTCGTAGTCGTCCGGGATCTGAGACAGCATATAGTCCAGAATGGCCCGGTACTGTGCGGTAGAAAAATCGATCATGCTGCGGTGTTCACCTCCGTGCTTGCCTGCATTTCGCCGTAGATTGTGGAGACGGTAAAGGATGCTGTCAGGGCCTGTCCCTGCACCGTGTAAGAGAAGTTCTTCACGCCGGTCACCCGGTCGTCCACGGTCAGAGCCTCTTCCAGGCGGCGCTGCAGTTCGGCAGCCACATAGCCCGGGTCTTGCCCCAGCAGCCCCTCCCACTCCATGCCGCTGTAAGAGCGGAAGATCTGCCAGCGATAACGTTCCACGTTCAGAATGATGGTCACGGCCTGTTTTACGGCCTCGTGCCCATCACATTCCCCGGTGATGCGGCCAGATGTCTGGTCAATGAACCAGGTTCTGGACGGCTGAGAAACGTACTCCACGCCGCCGGAAAGGTCGATAGACGCGCCTGTAGGAAGCGTAGCCATTACGATTCACCTCCGTATACTCTGGAAAGAACAATGAACTTCTGCCCGCTCTGAACGCGGAGGAGCAGCACTTTGTCCCCGGCCTTCAGGGCCGGGTTCAGGATGATGTACTTTTTGTCCTTGCTCAAAGGCAGCGCAGCGCCGTTTTCCCAGCCCACAAAGTTTTCTGCCTGCACTTTTGCATCAAATCCATCCGGCAGGGCCGACCACTCCGTAAAGTAGGGCGGAGCCGTGAACGCGTCCTCGCTGGGGCCGGACGGTGTTACGTGCTTGTGCTGCAGGATCTTGATCTCGTGCCGGTGGCGCAGGATGGGAATTTTCTTTTCAATGACAGGCTCTGCCAGGTAAAGCACAGCCTGCTTCAGCGGGGCCATTGCTTCACTGATCTGGATCTCCAGCTCATCATCATCCGGTGGGGCCTTTGTCACTGTTCCGATCTGCAGGTCTGTGGGCTGCCCGGCATCGTTGGTCTGCCGGTTGATCTCCTGCAATACTCCCAGTAAATCCACGCTTCTCCCTCCTTACAGTGCTTTTGCTTCCAGCTCCATGGTGTGCTCGTCATTTTTGAAGGTGTGCTCCGCCTTTTCCAGCATGACATACCGTTTGAACGGTTCGCCGTCCAGATCGGACAGGTTCACCAGGATCAGCGCCCCGGCCCGCAGACCCGGAACGCCAAGAGAAGAGAACTTGAGCTGCTGCAATACCCGGTTGTAATACTCCAGGCTCACTTTCGCCTGTTCCTTTACCTGAGCGTCGTTGGCGGCCTCGTCCACGGTCTGGTACAGCTGCAAAAGGCCCCACTTCCCGATGTGTTCCGAATCCTTCATCACGAAAACATCCGCCTTTCCCGTCTTCTGATTGGGCCGGGCCAGCTTGATGCTGTTGTAGGTCTGGGTGTCGATGGAGGAATCGAAGGTGTAATTCGTCATCAGGCTGTAATCACCGATGACGATATCGGTTTTCAGGTCGTTGGCCTCCTTGAGGGCCAGCCCGTCGCCGGAATCGTAAAACACATAGACCTTGCCGGTGTTGAGCAGGGTCTTTTGCAAGGCGGTGTTGATGATGTCGATGCAGCTTTTGTCCTGCATGATGAGGGAGGGCAGCTTATAGCCGGTGTCGGCCAGCTCGCCCACGTCCAGCTCAAAGTCCTCCGCGATCTGCCGGATGATGTCCCCGGCACTTTGGCCGTAGAAGGAGTAACTGGCATTGGCCTTGAGATACCGGATGCGGTCATAGCAGACCACGTCCACCGGCCCCCAGCGGTCAAAGCCCCGGGTGAACACCCAGCCGTAAAACTGCAGCTGACCATTCACAGAAAAGCGGATCACGTCTCCCTCTTCCAGCTTGGATTCCGGGGTGCGAAGATAGGTAAAGGTCAGCTTTCCCGGCTGCCCGGTGCGCTGGGTAGACCAGACCACCTGCGTGGTGCTGTTGGTCAGGTTCAGGGTGTTTCCGGTGGCTTTCTGAGCGGCCAAAAGCTCATAGGTCATCCTTCCACCTCCTGCAGGCTGTTCTCCGGCATCCAGCCCAGCACAGTGCCGCCGGTGTCTGCCACGCAGACGGGGCAGGGCCGGGAGCGGTCGATGATGCGCCGCACCACAACGATCTGGCCATGGATGCTGGTCAGAACTTCCTCCCCGCTGCCGGTGCCGTAGACCTTCCCGGTGGCTTTCCGTCTGGCCCCCACAACGAGCTTGTCTGCGGGGGTGCTCCTGGTGGGGGTCAGTGAGAGCTTTACAGAGCCCGCCGCATCTGCTGCAGTGTTTACCGCTGTGGCTGCCGAAACAGCCCGTGCGGCCACGCTGGCCACGTCAGAGATGATGCTGGCCGGGGAAAAGGTTCCGGTCTGGCCAGCGCCCTGCACAACAGCCCTCTGCGGGGAGTAATCCTTGTACTCGGTCAGGCTCAGGTCAAAATAGAAATCCCCCGTCTCCGCGCCGCGCTCCTCTGCCTTGAAGCTGGTAACGAGGCACCGAAAGCCCAGGCTCGGCCCCAGGAACGGTACGCCGTTCTCATAGAACCGGACGGGCGTGTAGACGATGGGGGACTTTTTCTTCATAGCGGTGGTGAAGAACGCCATATACACCGCCGGGGGCAGATGAATGCCGGTCTGGCCCGGCAACCGCCGCCCGGGCAGCAGGCCCGAAATAGACACGGTGCGCAGGTTCGGCGTGCGTGGTTGCATGATGGGGCCAAGGCCAAGCACGTTATAAGTTCCGTTGTCGGCAGAAAGGGTCTCCGGCAGCTTTTCCGGGTTGATGGGCAGGGCGATCACCGTTGCGCCGCTGGAAAAATACAGTTTGTACAGGGACATTTCTTTCTCCTTACTGCACGGTGACAGTGCTGCCTGCGTTCATCAGATCCACCAGAACGTCCCGCAGGGTGTCTGCCAGATTTCGGGCATCCTTTTCGGTGTTGCCGGTGTTCTGCCCCTGCACGGTGATCATGGGGGTCTGGCTTGTCAGGTTGACGTTATTGACGTACTTGCGCTCTGCCACATCCACCAGCATCTTGATCTGCTCATCGGACAGGTCAACGGTTTTTGCGATCTTGCCGGTGTTCTTGTCGATATTACCCAGCAGGTCTTTCACGTCTGCCGCCTGCGGAATTTCCAGCTGTCCCGTGCCGGTGCCCATAAGGCCGGATTTTCCGAGGTTCGCGCCCCAGTTATAACCGGATTTATAGGACTTGCCCAGGTCGAAGTTCTCCCACGGCTTGATATACTCTTTGTATCCGTTCTGTTTGATGGTCCAGTTCCGGCCATATTCCAGCTTTCCGATAAGCTTATCGATTCCGGATGTCATGTTCACTTCAACGCCTGGAATCATGTTGATAAGGCCTTCCAAACCCTGCGCTACGTTCTGGACGTACTTCAGGATGGTAATGGACATATCATAAAAGAGAACATCAATTGCTGTGATTGGGTCATTGAACGCATTACCCAGAAAGTTCACAAATGCGGCAAAGCCATTGTGCAGCGGGACCAATGTACCGTTGAGGATGAATGCCCCCATCGTTGTAAAAGCTCCGGTGATGATGCCCGTGGCCGAGATGGACGTCCCGGCAAAATGGTTCACCGCCGCGATGCCCGCGTAAAAGGCAGCCACCAGCACCAGAACGCCCACTGCCGCCAATGCCGCGGGGTTAGCTGACATCACGGCGTTAAGGAATGCCTGCGCAGCCGCCGCTTTTTCGGTGGCAAAGGTAAGGATGTTCGTCCAGTTGGCCGCGATAAGCATCACACCGAAGGCTGTGCCAAGGCTGACCACGATGGGGCCGATGGTCTGGATGTTGTTCGCCACCCAGTTGATAGCGGTGAGCAGCGGGTCAAGCGCCCGGACGGCGGTATTGCTTGCCACCGTCCAGACCTGCGCCCATGTCATTGGGGTCTTTTCAAACTCCGCGTTCGTGTCCTTGGCCGCCGCAAACAGTGCGTTTTTCACAATGTCAGCGGTGATCTGTCCCTGAGAGCCCATCTCGCGCAGCTCGCCCACGCTGACTTGCATATAGTCTGCAATGGACTTTGCAAGGGCCGGGGCCTGCTCCATCACGCTGTTCAGCTCATCGCCGCGCAGCACGCCAGATGCAAGCCCCTGTTCCAGCTGGAGGATCGCTGCCTGCGCAGACGAACCGGACGCGCCGGAAAGGGCCAGCTGCTTGTTCAGCTGCTCTGCGAACTGCACGATCTCTTTGGAACTGCTGAATGCATCACCGGCCATTGTGCCCAGCTGGGAGACCAGCCCCATCGTATCGGTGAAGCTGCCCCTGGAACGCTGAGCCGACTGGTAGATCATTGTTTCCAGCTCCTGCGTGGTTTGCAGGCCGTCGTTCATTCGATCGAGCCGGGCACGCATGGAGACCAGACTGTCAGACAGGTCAACGGCCTTTTTCAGACCCTGAATGCTGATATAGGACGCAACAAGGCTTTTCAGACTTTGCGTCAGCTGATCCGCTGATTTTTTTGCTTCATCCGTGCTCTTTTTGTGATCTCTGTTTGCTGTGGTAGCCTTCTGTGCGGCTTCTGCCGCCTTTGTAGCTGCGGATGCAAGCTCTCCCAGAGTGTCTTTTTGCTCTTGCATAGATTTAGCTACATCAGTTTGCGCCCTCGCCATATCTGCCAGAGAACTGTTCACGTTCACAATAGCGTCCACGACCTTAGAAAAATCTCCATTGGCAGAGGTTCTCAGAACGCCAGTTGCTACCGCCGCTTTTTGAGCGTATTTTAGATAGCTCGAAAATGTTGAGGAAAACCGATCCTGAAGGACAAGCGTTTCCTGAATTTTAGCCATTTCGTCCCGCCTCCTTCATCCGCTGGGTCTCCTCTCTGCGCTTCTCCATGGAGCGCAAAGCAAATGCCCTGACCAGCGCCTTTTCACGCACCGGCAGGGCATCGTACTTGCCCGGGGACCAGCTGAGGTTATCGAAGCAGTAGTATGCCACCAGCACGTCGATATCCCAGCTGCCCCCGGAGATCAGTTTTTTGCCTCTTCGTCCAGGCTCTTGTCAAAGCCGGAGAGCTTGCTCACGGCATCGATCAGGCGGCCAAACTCACCGGCCAGAAGCATCTTGCCGGGAACCTGAACCGGGTCTTTGGTGCCGTATTTCTCACACAGCTCCGCGCTGCGGAAATCCGGGAAAACAGTAGCTTCCACGATAGTGCGGGCACTCAGCTCGTTGGCATCAATGGAATCCTGCCACTGGCCGTCCACCTTTTTCTGCCGGGTGGCTGCCTTGATGATGGCAGCGTTCTCCTCCTGGGTCAGGGAGCGGATCTTAAAGGGGACAGGTTTGCCGTCCTCACCCAGAAAGCGCTTGGAGATGATGACCTCTTTTTCCTCGCGGGTCACAGCGGGATGCAGAAATGCAGAAAGTGCGCTCATAAAAAATACCTCCTAAAATCAGTTGCTGCCCAGGTTGGCGGGGTCGTTGAATGCTTCCAGACGCTTGACGCTGGTATAGCTGAAATTGAAATCGTAGCTCAGCATGGCCTCCTCGTCGTCCAGAATGGACAGCGGGATATCGCCGGTCAGCACGCAGCCGTAGTAGCCCATCACCTGCGCACCCACGCTGGACGTGGGGTCCTGGTTGGTGATGGTGATATCAAACATGTCCTGCACGCCGTTCTCGATGTAGTTCAGCACCATATCGGTGAACAGGTTGGAGCCGTTGGAGCCGAAATAGACGTTGCCGGTGCCGGTCTGGGTGACACCGTTGGCCTTTTTCTGAACCTTGCGGGTGCCGATGGTCTTCATGTCCGAAGTCTGAATGCCCGCGATGGTCTTGATGTTCCGCATACCTGCGGCTTCCAGAATGCGGCCGTTCCGGGTGATGGTGATCTTGCCCTCCGCACCGTTCAGGGTGTCCTGAGCCATTAAATAACTCATCTTTATTCCTCCTTACGCCACATCCAGAGTGATATAGATCTTGTTGGTGCTGCCCACTGCCTCGATGGCCAGAGTGATGAGCACGGCATCTTTTGCCTCGCCCGCTTCCACAATGACATCGGTCTCGCCGTCAAAGTTCTGGATGCCGCCGGATGCCTGGATCTGATCCAGATATTTGACGATGGCGCTCTTGTACTGGCGGCGACCGTCCTCGGTGTTGTCCACAATGCCCACATAGCTCTGGGCGAACTGCTTGTACAGGTCGTTGGCAATGGTGTTGCACAGCCGCATGGTGCGGTTGTAGCGGTACACCTCGCCAATCTCGCTGGTATAGGTGACCAGAGAGTTGATGTCATACTCCACCCGGACGGTGCCGTCATCGGCGTTGAACACGAACTTTCCCGCATTGATGGCATCCACATACTGATTGTGGGTCATCTTGGGAGAGATGTCTACTGCGTTGGGAACGGCGGCATTCGTCAGGTCGTTGGCGTAGGTCGCGCCGGAAAGCGCACCGCCGACCCACCAGACGGCTTCCTTCGGGGTCAGGGTGGTTCCATCGTTCATCACAAGACCGCTGCACACGTTGACGATAAAGCGGGTGTCAGGGTTGGTGGCATTGGCTTCCACCAGCTGAGAGAAGCGGCCAACTTCGGTGTTCACGCGCTTGATAAAGGTCTCCATCGCGGTCTTTACGGTGGCATCCTCGCCGTCGTACAGCATGGAATCGAAGTTGTAGGGCTCGATGTTCGTCAGGTAGGTGCTGTATGCGGCAGAGTTCACCTCGCCGTCCTTGCCGCCGGAAAGCTGGGTGCCGACATTTGCGGCCAGAGTGCCCGTGCCGCTGAAATCCACCCAGTCATTGCCGGTCAGGTCTGCAACGGTCTTTCCGGTCTGCTGATCCTTCACCACACCGTCAACGACCGTGGAGACCTGGAAACTGCCCGCAGGTTCCGTCAGTGCAGTGACGATCACCACGATATCGTTGCCTCGGGAGCCGGGGAATTTTGCGGTAGCCGTCAGCGGGGCGATAGTGCCGGTGGCCTTTGCGCTGTCCTCAGCGGCCGGGCGGTAAAGCAGCAGCTTGGTGGGTGCTGCGGTGCGGTTGGAGCCGCTGAAGATCATGGATGCAAAGCGATTGTGTTCGTCTGTGATGTCGTAACCGGTATAAGGGGTCAGGTCATCACCGGCGGCGATTTCCGTCACCTTGCCAACGGGACCCCAGCTCATGGGTTCGCAGATCGTGACCTTGCCGCGGTCGCCAACGGTCAGATTCTGCTGGTTCTTGGAGCGAAATTTAAAGTAAATGCCGGGCCGCACCTTGTTCTGTACAGTCCAGGTTCCGCCTGCTGCCATAGGGTATTACTCCTTCCAAAATTCTTTCACAGCGGCCTCAGCCTCTGCGAGGGTGTAAAACGGTTTGTGTAAAACAACAGCCAGAAAATCCGGCTGATACCCCGCAAAACGCGGGTCTTTCAGCAGCACTTCCCGGCTGTATTGGGTATTGTCCTGTTTCATTGGTCTACCTTCTGGTTTACGGTCTGGGTCTGCATTTTCACTGCGTCCACGGGCTTTTCCACAAAGACACGCAGCTCAAACTTGTAATGCAGGCCGTCATCGTCGATATCCGCGCTGCGCTCGTAGGCGTGCAGGAGCTTTTCCGCTTCTGTTCCATCGGAATAAGGGAATGTTTCCATGCAGAAATCGAGCGCCTCAGCGGCTTTGTTGTATTGCTGGCGCAGGTCTGTGAGGTTATAGTCCAGCAGATAGGTCAGGTCGAGCCGGATGGTGCGCAGCCAGCGCCCGCCTGGGTAAAGCTTGATATCGCTGCCCCGCTGCTGGATAAACATGCAGGGCGGCTCTACGCCTTGCTGTGCAGGGTCTTCCAACATCTGCACACCGGGCAGGAAGGGAGCCAGATACTCCGCCAAAGACCGGGCCAGCGTTGTAATGATAAAGTTCATTTCAGCATCTCTCCCAGCTTATTCACGGCTTTTTCTGTCTCTACTTTCACGGTGTGCTTGTATGCCTCAATCCCTGCGTCGGACATGTGCAGGCCCTCAACGTAGGTCGTTTTCGTGCCCACCATCATGCCAACCTCGCCCCGGAGGCCCGGGTCGTATTCCAGCATTCCGGTATATTGGTCTGCGTGCAGACCCGGCACAAAGTGCTTGTCCATCCGGTGGCCGTCGTTGACGTAGGAGGCATAATTTGCATTATTACTCAGGTTCGTCACAAGTTCCCCGCCCAGAAGTCCATAAGGCTCTGTTCGGCTGTCAGTTGCCCAGCGCTGCTTCAGCTCGCCGGTGCGGGTGTTTGTGCCGCTCAGGCTGCCCGCTGTGGGCGGGGTCTTATCCTGCGCCGCTTCCACAGCCCGGAGGGTGGCATTGCGGGCAACGTCTGCGAGCATTTCGGGCAAAGCGGCCTGCGCCGCTTCCAGCTTCTTGATGTATTCCTGCAGGTTCATTTCGCACGCTCCTGACTGAGAAGCGTGATCTCCTGATGGGCCAGCCCGGGCAGCACTGCCCCGAAGGGCTCATAGTACAGGTCAGGGTCCCCGGCAAAATACCGGGTCTCCTGCACGGTGTGCCCCAGCCGTGCCCCCCTGTGGATCACTAGCTCATCCAAGGGCTTGATATCCACATCAATATCACAGGCCAGCTTGTCCGTTTTCTGGACATTGGCTGCTGTCTGGGTCATCGTCGGGGCCTTGTCCTGGCTGCGGTACACCCGGCACGGAACACCGGAGCGGACGACCTTCCGTTCCTTGCGGGTCAGATTTCCGTCCTTCACGGTTTCCGTGCGCCTGATCTCCATCAGGTCGGTATACCAGTCATTCCAGTTCATGGGTGCACCTCACATCACAAAAGTTCCGGCCGCACCGATAAAGCGGGCACGGTTTGCCAGCATCTGACCGTAGGTGGTGGCGTTCAGGTCGCCCCAGTCCTCTGTTCCTGCGGTCAGGGCGCTGGTGTCGTAGGTCACGGAGCTGTCGCCCAGCGTGGCAGACTTCACCACACCCACCAGAGCGCCGGACGCTGCCGCCTGCGCCGGGGTGGCGGTGCTCTCCGCATAGGTGCGCAGCTGCAAAGTGACGTAGTGGGCCACATAAAGACCCACGGCATAATGCCAGCTGTCCAGCCATTTATCCGGCTGAATGCTGATGTTTGCCATTTTCACGATCTCTTCCAGCATCGCATCCGGCAGGTGGCAATTGCCGTCCGCGTCACAGAACTGCGGGTATTCCGCCTTGAACTGCTCTGCGGTGTAATTGCCCACACTCTGCCCCAGATTTGCGGCCTGTGCAAGAATGCCCTGAAACTGCGGTTTCATCGTCCAGCACATGGGCAGCCTCCTCAGTCTTCCTTCGGGTCAGCAGGCTCCTGCGGTTCGGCAGGCTTGTCCCAGTCCGCAGTCTTTTTCTTGCGGACGGGCTTGTCTGCGGCATCCTGTACAGCCTTGTCACTGCGGTTCGTGGGCACGATGTCGCCATCGGCCACCAGCGCCTTGAAATAGGCTGTCTCTGCCGCCCAGCCCGGCACTTCGACCAGCTGCTCCCGGTGGAGCGGAAAGGTCTGAGAGCCGTCTGCGCTGGGCAGGATGATGTTTGCTTTGGAAAGCACGAAAGCCATTTCTGCCACCTCCTGATCAGATGCCGTCCACGTACAGCATGGAGGTCTGGTACATGAGCTGCACCTCGGATGCGTTTGCCATATAGGCGGTGTCGTAGCAGACATTGGTGACGTTGGGGGTGCTCATCACGCGGGACAGGGGCACCAGCTCGTCTGCCTTGACAAAGCGGCGGTTGTTGACGTACACCACCATGCGGTCACCGTTGGAAGCACCAGCGCCCTTGACCCAGCGGGTGGGAACGATCTCCAGATCCACGCCGTGGTTTGCGGCCACATTGTGCTTCTTCAGGAAGTCGTAGATGGTCTCAGTGCCCAGGTCACTCACCATGGTGGTGGTGATGTAGCTGTACTGCTCGTAGGGGATCAGGATGTGATTGGGAATGCCTGCCTCGTCGTACTCGTTGGCAGCCCACACGGCAGTGATGGCATTGTTGATGTCACCGAGAATCTGCTTCGGGGTCTTGTCGGCCCACTTGGTGGAAGAAGCCGTGCCGGAAGTTGCGGCAGTGGTCTTGGTGACATCGGGATTGTTGACAAGGCCGGTGGTAGCGTACTCGTCAAAACCCACGTAGGTGTTCTGATCCATGTGCTTGTCATAAGCCATCCGGATGCCGTCCTGCAGCATCTGGTCAAGGCTGCGGCCAATGAAGTTTGCGCGCTGCATATCCACGAACATGACGCGCAGAGCGGCGGCAAAGACGTGGGCTTTGAATGCGCCCTTGCTCACGCTGGCCTGCACCACAGGAATGCCGTTGGAACCGCCGCCGTTGACGGCAGAAGCGCCGGAACCGCCTGCCATACCGTAGGCCACGGACATGGCAGAGACGTAATCCACCCAGCCGCCGCCCACCTCGATGGGGATATCACGGGGATAGGTGACGCTGGTGAGGGGCTTGCGGATCAGCGGGTCACGCTTTTCCAGCTCGCTGGTGAGGAACGCATTGCCGCTCAGGATGGCAGCCGCGTCCATGGTGGGAGTGCCGCCGGGCAGCGCAGCACCGGCGTTGTTTACGGTGAAAGTACCGGCATTGGTGGTGCCGACGTTCTGGAAGTTTGCCATAGTCTAAGCCCTCCTATCAGGCGTTTGCACGGGTGAGGATGACCAGCTCGGCCACGCCGTTGGCATCAGCCGCGCCGCCCCACTGGCAGTTGGTGAGTTTGACGGAGTTTCCGGCGGTCTTTTCGTCCGCTTCCGCCTCAAAGCCGCCGACCAGTGCGGTGGCATAGTCAGCGGTCTTGGCAATGCGGACGTAAACGTCACCGCCCAGAGCCGGGGTCCCGCGCTGGCACAGCACGTTGATGCTGCCGCGCTGGAACACGCTGCAGGCCTCGCCGGGGGCGTATTTGCCGCCATTCTGGTCAGGATAGACCAGGGCGCTCTTGACTTCGCTGCCCGCAATGCCTGCGAACTGTGCAGCGGTAGTGCCTGCGCCGCCCATCACGATGACCTTGCCGTTGTCATACTTCAGGGCAGTGCCAAAAGAAATGCTTTCGGTGCCGCCAACGGGGCGGGTGTTGACGATCATATCCGGCTGACGGGCATAAGTGCCAGCAAAGCCGTGGGGCATGGTCTTGCCGATAATCTGAGTATTCAGGGACATAATTTAGCCCTCCTTCTTCATGTGGGGATTGCGGTCGTTGTAAGCGGACTGGGAATCCTGGCACAACTGCTCATACCGGTTCTTACCGGATGCGCTGGCGGCAGCGGCGGCGCTGTCCTGCGCAGCCTTTGCGATGGCATCCACGGAGCTGGTGCCCTTGACCTGCTCGATCAGGGTCTTGGACAGGGCATCACGGGTGGCCTTGTCCTGAATGCCGTTGATGATGGGGCGCATGGCTTTCAGCAGAGCCAGGCCGCTGTCATTGGCGGCAGGCTTTGCGCACTCGTCCTCGGAAGGAACAGTGGTGGAGCCGCTTTCGTCCTCGTCCTTTTCCTTCTTGTCAGACTTTTCGCCGGACATTTCAGCAATCACCTTGTCCAGGTCTTCCGGATCTTTGTCCTCTGCCTTCTTGGTGTTGGCAGCAATCAGCTGATCCAGTTTGCCGGAAAGGTTGTTCAGCGCGTCCAGAACCGCGGTGTTCTGGGTGTCAGCGGGCGCTGCGTTTTCAGCGGGGTCTGCATCCTGCGCCGGAACGGCGGGTGCTGCATCCAGCGCTGCGGCAGCGGTCTCCACCATGCTGTCAAGCTCTTCGGGGGCCGCGTTCTTTGCCGCCAGACCGAACAGAGACAGCAAACTCTTGCTCTTGCTCATGTGTTTTACCTTGCCTTTCTCCGCCGGAAGTTCGGCGGCGCTATCTTTTATTGCGACATCACGGCCAGCGCGCCCACGGGGCACGATGGCGATGTGATTTCCTCTGATATGGGTCTGCCGGTATCCTGCGCCGTCTGCCTCATACTGGCAGTAATAGCCGCAGGACACATCCCGCATGGCCCCGTTCTTGACCTCGGAGATCAGTGTGGGGTCTTTCAGGTACAGGTCAGCCACCAGATAATCACCCACTCGGCGAACATTCTCTGCGTGGCCTTTGGAGTAGGCGGCCTGATTTTCCTGCACGATCATCTCCGAGGGATGGGTGTTGGTGACATCTTTGCCCTCAAAACTGGCAATTGCCGCCGGGTCAAACACGTCCTCGGCGCTTCGTGTCACCTGAAGAACACGCTCCGGCATCCCGTCCAGCCCGATCTCCCGGGCCAGATAGTTCTGCGTGCCGGTACGGGCGATTTTGACATCGTGGCAAATTAAAAAGCCCTCCGGCGTTTCCGTCATGTGAGGGCTCAGTTTGCTTCCATAGTACGCAATCAATCGGCATCACCTCCGCTTCTGTATGCGTTCATCCATTTGTGATATTTTTCGTCATCTGCCAGCTTGTGCCGCTGGAAGGTTTCAAAGGTCTTTGGCACCTTGTCTCCCAGAGCCGTGCGGTAATTTTCCCACTGGCGGTAATCCCGCAGCCACTTGGAGCGTCCCTGCTCCTTTTTGCGGTAGGCCTCGATCTGTGCCTTGGTGCGCGGGTCCCGGCTGTAGGGGTTTGTTCTGGGGTCGGAAAAGCGCCTGATCCGTTCCAGCTCTTTCTCTGTCCGCCCGGCGGGTGTCCATGGACGAAGGGCGTGCAGGCAGTTTGGGTGGATGTTCAGCCAGCTGTTCGTCAGATCATCCGGCCCGGCGGGGTCTACTTTGCCGAACGCATCCGAAAGCGGAGGGAAGTGTGGGTCTTTACCGCTCTTGCTGTATACCCGGCCCTCATACGGAGCGCAGAGGGCACAGGTTGTGCCGTGGGAGCTGATCTGATACAAGTCCTGCCCCTCGTCCTGCGTCACCACAGACAGGATTTCAGCCTGCCGAGACGTGGTGCGGGAGACCATCGTTGCATAGGTGTGCAGACTCCAATTCCGTCCCGCCTTGTCTGTGAACGCCGTCACGCCCTCCCGGCGCAGAGCATCCACAAAGGCGGGAACGCTCTGGTTCACACCCCTTCCCACAGCCTGCTGTGCAGCCACCTGCTCCAGACCGATACGCCGGTAAACGTCCGGCTCAGTCCGGCCCAGAAGGGCGCTTTGCAGAGCGGAAAGCACCGTCATGTTCCCGTCCACCAGCTGGCCCATGAGGTTCATCGTGAGCTTCTGCACGATATCTGTCTGGGTGCTGGTAAGGCTCTGGGCGTTGGTGTAGCCGCGCAGGTGCTTTTCCGCGGTCTCTCCGGGAATCGCCCGGGCCTCCGGGTGATGGACGTAAAACTGCGCCTCGACCATGCGGGGCACATACTCCCATTCATCCGTTTCCAGCTTTCGGAGAATCTCCTGCACCCGTTCCAGCGCGGCCACGGCGTGATAGTCCACAAGCCCCCGGCTGCGCAGGCGGCCGATCTCGTTGATGATATCGGTCTCAGCCTTGAGATAGAGCCGGATCAGGCGCTGCAGCTCCCGCTCAGGGGATGCACGTGCAAGGGTAGGCATGTATTATTCGCCCTCCTCGGTGTCTTCCTGCGTCTTTTCTGTCATCAGCCCCGCCAGCGGGTCGCGCAGGGCGGTCACGTCCTGATAGGTCAGGCCCTGCTTTGCGGCAATCAGTTCGTCTGTCAGGGAGCCGAACAGGCCGGTCTCGTCCTCTAGTTTCTTGAGCTCGCGCATTGCCACATCTGCATCCAGAAGCCCTGCCTGAAACGCCGCAATAATGACATCGGTCTTTTCCTTGGCGATGTCCGCCGTCTCTTTGGCCGTGGGTGTCCAGAGCGGCGGGAAAGAAACATCCAAGTCCAGTGCTTCGATGCCCGCGCTGCGGGCTACCACCGGGAGCAGCTTGTCCAGAATGGGCCGCAGCTTGCTTTCCCTCAAAGTGTCAACGTAGTCATAGTAGTTCTTCAGGTCGCTTTCGCCGGTGGCGTTCATGCCCGCCGGGGAACGGCCAAACAGCTTGGTCATAGGGTAGTGGGAGGCACCGCACAGGTTCAGGCACATGCTCTCGTACACGTCTGCCAAGCCTGTAAAGGTGTACTGGGTGTTGCTGATCTTGTTTCCCTGCTCCACCAGCTGCATCCCGAAATTGGAGCGCAGGACCTTCTGGGCCTGCATGGTGTTCCAGAAACGCCGCTGCACATCCGGGCTGGACATGGAGAGCAGCTGCTCCAGCCCCTTTACCTCCATCGTGTTGACGTTTGCCTGGAAGGTCAGAGCGGCCATGTTGGCGCTTACGTTGTCGTGAGCCACCACGTCATTATAGAGCGCTTCCACTTCGGACTCGCCCCAGTAAAGCTCCGCCTGCCGTTCCAGATCGGGAAGCTCCCGGCCCACGAACCGCACAAGGCGGGAGTGATGGACACGGGCAGCAGTGTGCCCGGCGGCATCGTTGATGCTGTAATACTCCGGGACAAGCTCCCCGCCCTCAAAGGTCAAGCCTGCGTCCGGGCTGATTCCCTGCCAGCGGTCGAGGATGTACAGCCCCCGGAAGCTGCCGGGGAGAATAGCTTCTGCATCCAACGGGCGGGAAAGGTCCTCCTGCCCGTCAATGAGGATAAGCCCGGCGGCACCGCCGTACAGGCGGCCCCATTTCAGTCCAGTGCTCACACGGTCCCGGAGCCGGGTGGAACGCTCCACAGTCTGGATCGCCTTTCCTTGCTCCGGTGTGGTGCTCTTGAGGTCGTACCACTCTCGCAGCATATCGTCCACGAGCAAGCCCACAACATTCTGCACCACCCAGTTGCTGCGGTACAGGCTGTTCAGCAGGGCGTAATTGTCCGTCATCCGGGTCAGCGGGTATTCCGTTGCTTCCAGCGGGCTTTGGGAGCCGTACCCCAGTGAGAACAGCGGGTTGGAAAATGCGTCCAGCGTGGCCGTCATCGGTTTCTCTGTGCCCCCCGCGGGGCGGTTTTTGTTACGTCTGGACACGTTCGAACCTCCAATCAGGCAGTGAATTGATATAATAGCGCAGGGCATCCGGGCCGTGGTCCTGCTGTTTGATTGGCTTTTCCACGCCCATGAGGGCGGCTTTATCGTCCCACCGGTATGTGCCGAGCTCGTCCAGCAGGCCCTCGCAGTCTGTGGAGATCAGCAGATCGCGGTGGGAAAGGAGCGTGCTGCACTTGCGGATGCCGTTCAGTACGTCGTTGTTTCCTTCCATCACATAAACTCCGCGCTGCCGCAAGGCTGTGATAAAGGACGCTGCCGCCGGGTCAACGATGGCGGCGCAGGGGTCTTTCCCCATAAACTCCATGAAGGCATCGGCATACTCTTCATCTGTTTTCTGCCTGTGCTCTTGGCGGCTGTCCCATCGGTATTCCCGATGCACCCGGACTTTCTCGCCGTCATCGTATACATCGAGGTAGACGGTCGGGTTGGTAGTTCCGTAGTCGCATGTGATGGTACGGGTGGAAAGGCTCTTGAATCCCACCGGTGCGTCCTGCGGGCGGTAGGTGTTGGCGGTGGTGTCCATCATATCGTAGATCAGGCCCTCGGCCATCACCCAGCGGCCCAGAATGTAGCGTTCATAGAACACACCGCTGTACATGCTGCGGTAGCGTTCCAGGGTGCGTTCATCCAGTGACGGGTTATCGTCCATCAAGAAGTGCAGATGCAGCGCACGGTGTTTTTTGGCCTGTAAGATCCACTCCTTGCGAAACCAATGCTCAGGGTTTTCCGGGTTGCAGTTGAACCAGAACTTGGCACCGGTGACAGAGCATCGGGCCAGCGCCTGCTCCACAAAGCTGCGGGGCATGAGCGCTACCTCGTCCAGAAGCACCCCGGCCAGCGTGATGCCCTGAATGAGCATGTAAGAACTTTCGTCCTTGCCGCCGAACAGGTACACCATGTTCACCTTGCTGCCGCGCTGCACCGTGAGAACGTGGCCGCTGCGGTTGTAGGTGATCTGGAACTGCTGCTGCAAATACCGGACAGACAGAAGCGGCTGAACGATGTTGCGTTCCACCGCACCCACGCTCTTGCCGCAAAATGCAAAAGAGCAATGGTTGAATTCCGCCATCATCCAGAGCACAAAGGACAGGGACATGATGGAGGTCTTGCCGGAACGAACCGCGCCGTCACAGATCAGGGCATCGTAGTCTTTTTCATACGGGAAGGTCAGGATCTGTTTTTGCTTTGGGGAGAAGCTCATTTCTTAAACTCCTCCTTTAAGCTCTTGGTGATGGGGTCATCCTCAACGGTCTGGTGGAAGGAATCACTCTTCTTGCGATCATCAATGACCGTCCACTTGTCAATTAGAGTGCCCAGCGCCGTGGTGATCTGCTGCAGGGTCGCCCCTTCCAGCTTCTCTGGGTCGGTCAGGACACCAAGATAAACGTCTATGATCTCCTGAACGCGCTCTTTCTTGCTGTCCATGTAGTCCAGCATCTCAAGTGTGTTCTGCTCTTTTTTTTGCTCAACTTTTTTCAACATTTCGGACGGAGCCGTTGAAATCAGCCGCTTTACCGTCGTGTCAGATACTCCGTTGAGCTTGGCGGTCTTGGTGTAGTTCTGCAGCTGCACATAGTCCGCAATGATCTTCTTTTTCTGCTTGTCTGTCAACCGCTGCGCACCCACCGCCACCACCTTCCTAAATCAGGGTATAATAAAACCCCGCCCCAGTGTGGGGCAGGGTCGAGTTAATTTGTTTTACTGCTTCTTAAGATAGTAATTGATAAGATAAATCTGGCCTTTCCCGGTGACTTTGGTCGTCTTATCAATAGTTGTGTGTCCGTCAGAGTGTACTCGGGTAGATTCGCGCACCTTAAACAGCCCCACTCCATAGCCTTTTGTGTAGGCATATTGAAATCCGAACGCTTACGGTCTTTCACAAGGAACCCGTCAGCTCTGAGCTGTTCGTACAAGCGATTCTGCCCGGTTTCAATGCCGTTCTGCTTGAGTAACTTTGCCAGTCCACTAACCAAAATGCACCGGTCACTCACGCTTACAGCATCTGCAAACAGACCTTTGGGCGCAAGCTTTGCGTTCTCTTCGCTGAGTGCCTTGTTCTTATCCTGCTCGATCTTGAGCTGCTGGCAGAGTTGAATCATGGTATCAGGGTTGAGGATAGCCGCCTGCAACGTCTCCGGTGTCATGTATGCGCCGTGCTTACGGATGGACGGGAGAACGGTCTCCGTCACCCAGTCGGTGAACTTTTCCGCACTGGGGAGCTTGGAGCCGAACACCAGCCGGTAGAGGTCGGATTCAGGGATGAAAATTGCATCCTGTGTTCTGCCGAGGGAATCCGTGATGGGGTAACGTTTCGTTAGGTCACCCTTGCAGTGGTCGTTGAGTGCCTTGCTCGGGTTGCTGTATCCAAGTGCCTTGGCGATGTCTGCGCCGCAAAACAAAACCGTACCGTCATTGTCCAGCGTGCGGACGGTGCCAAAATCGGGGTTGTTGAAAATCTGAATGTTGCTCATTTTACTTTCTCCTTTTTGCTAAAGGCCATGCCATCAGCATAAGCCTGATTCACAAGTCGGCAAATATCATCGATGAGCCCCTTCAGACTATCATTGAGATCCGATTCTTCCATGTGCGATGAACGAAGGAAGAATTCTTTGGTAACAGGATAGTTCATTGTAAAAACCTCACATTTCATCTTGACAAATCGCTTATAAAAAAATAAAATGTGAGTAAGAGGAGCTTTTCGTGAATTGCTTTTCTTGTTTACAAGTGGTTAGCTGTTACGAGCGGCTAACCACTCTTTTTTGTACTGTTCAAACTTCTCACGCTGTTCGTCACGGTTCAGCTTTTTGAAATCATTGAACTTCATGGGCGGCCTCCTTTCCGCTCCTCTTGCTCACAAAACATAGTATAGCACTAACATCTCGTGATTTCTATTGACATTTTGCACGAATATCTAGTGATATATCTGGATATATTGGACTTGATTTTAGTGCATAATAATGTATAATAAAAATAGGGAGAAAGAAGGTGAATGTATGGCTATTCGTTACAAAGTTGATGTGCTGGCCTTGCTAAAAAGCGCAGGCTATACGCAAACAAGGATTCGTTCTGAAAAAATTCTTGGTCAATCGTATATGTCGCAACTTCGCAAGGGAGAATTGGTTTCATGGGCGGCACTAAACAAAATCTGTGCTCTGCTGGAATGCCAGCCCGGCGATATACTGGAATATATCCCGGACGACCCGAACAAGCCTGAATCCGATGAAGAAACGGACGCTTTGCGTGCCGCACTTCTCAATCAGATCAAAGGTTTGTAATTCAAAGCCCTGCCGATTGGTGGGGCTTTTTGCATAATATAAGCAGCAACGCCGTAATCTGTTTTTACCGGACAGTAAGACGTTGCCGCTGCATCTGGAACTTTTGCGGCCAGATGCCCCGCTACTCTCTGCATGCCGTCCCCCGGTCATGCAAAGCCTGGCACTCCAGGCAGGGCTCGAACCTGCAACCTGCGGTTTTGGAGACCGCTGCTCTACCACTTGTGAGCTACCGGAGTATAAAAAGCCGCCCTTGGAATCGAACCAGCCGTGCCTACACACACGCACCGCGCTCCACATTGCGCTCAGGCGGCCATATAGCAAATAAAAACAGCCCACGGTTCGCCGCCGGGGCTGCTTGAGTTGACGCACATCCTGCGGGGCATGCTGGCCCGCTCAGATTTCCGGTGCTGCTGTTCACGGGCGGAGGTTTCAGGGCGTGGGCAAGATTTCAGGAATCCCACACCCACCCGCACACCGGTGGTGAATCACTCCATGCGTCAGACTTGCCGCGTTACAGACTTTGCGGCGTTCGGTGCGAAGCTGTGGAGTCGAACCACATCCCATCTCCCGGGTCGGTAGGGTGCCCCAACGCACACCTCGCATAGAAGCAGCCCGCAAAGCACGGTGTCAAAGCGAAAAAGCGTTAAGCGGCATGAACGAAAGGAGAATCCGTACGGGGCCGCGCTTTGGAAGCTGCTGAGAAGCGGCGCACCGCTCTGCGCGGTTCCGCTTGTAATCATTTTACCACACTTCGATTCACATGTGTTTCACAACAACTCAAATAAAGCGTAGAAATTAAAGCGCTTTCAATGGTCGTTTTGTACATCCTCCCAGATTTCTGCCAAGGCATCAAACCCCTCGTGGATGTAGGTGGAGACCGAATTGTCTCTGGACAAGCCCACGTCCACCGCGATCTTCTTTTGGGGCTTCAGGTCGATATACCAGCCGCAGATGCACTTTGCTTGCTTTTCGGACCGAGCAGACCCACTCAGGCAGTAGGCCCGCCGGGCAGCTTCGATGCGCAGTTCACAGAGATCAAGCTCCATCTGCTTGAGGTTCCGCTCTTCTGTGTCAATTCTCTCCACGGCAAAGCCTACCTTGTCACCGGCTCCACCGCCCATCGGCATCCCGCTCATGCTCTGGGTGCACTTTTCAGCAGTGTCCCGGATGCGCTGGATCTTCTGCTTCTGGGCCTCGACCTGCTCCGCCAGATCTCTGCACTGCTGGAACCACGCCTTGACGGTGCGGTAGTCCGGCAGTTCCGGCTCGTTGGTGTCAGGTGTCCAGGTTTGGATCATGTATCTGCCTCCATTTCTTCGATCCAGATCTCTGCTCTGGGGTTTTTCTTGTCGTAATCCACCCGGCTGCCATCGTGGGCAGCCACGATCTGGCTGTTGTCGTCTGCCAGAACCTTGGCCTTCACCAGAATGTCGCAGGTCGCCTCTATAAGGTTTGCAAGGTCAACCTTGCGCCGGGTGGCCATGTAGTACACACACCGCACGTTCACGCGGGCTGTGATGGGGTTGTAAGGCCGCTTGATCTGCCACAGGCACTTTTCCTGATACTGCATGAATGCCTCGCTGGGGGCCACAATGCGGCGGTTTGCGTGGCCCTTGAGGATGCGGGCGGAGTTTTTCTTTGTGCGGGGGTCGCCGTAAAGAATAATTTTCATTCGTTATCCTCCACATAGCACCAGCTCTGAGGCGGGCGAGTGACCTCCACAGGCCGCATACCGAACCGTGTGCTCTGCAAACCTGTAAACGTTCGCAGCTCGCGCGGCTGGTCATAAATCTTCAGGTCGGAGATATGCCACGCCCAGCCGCGGCACTTGTTCAGGTAACGGACAATGCGATCTCTGTCCATGCAAGCCATTTCTTCGACATCATCCGGGGCGCGGCATATCGGTGCAAGCTCCCAAATCTTGTCGCAAACGAACTCGCCAATGACTGTACCATCCAACCGCTGCCAGCCTTTGCCGGGGACGATTCGCAACCAGCCCATCTTCGACCGCTCTTTCGTACAGTAGATGTAGCACTTAAATGGAGTCTTCACGCCCTCCGGCTTCGTCTTGCGAACCTCCACGGTCTTTTCTTTCAGGACGATCTTGCTGCACCATACCGGCTGGATGCTCAACAGAACTGCTTTATTGTTGGGCATTTTCTTCGCCTCCTTGATGTCGGTGGAGCCGCTCGTCTACCTCGCTGAGAGCCAAGATATCCACGCTGTCAAGGCCACCATGCTGCACAAGAGCGTTCAGTAAGATTGAGGATTTCGCCATCTCCAGAGATGCAGATTTGCCCTCTTGCTCCTTTGTGGCTTTCCTGATGATGTTGTTCAGGGTAACGATTTCCTCGCCGGTCAACTCGACGATGGCGGAACCGGGTTCATTCTTCGCATGGTCCCGATAAATCAACGAACGGATTCTCATATTTTCCAGCCCTCCCCTCAGTAATACTCGATTTCCACCAGTGAGGTGGACACCAGCTCAAATCGGCCATTCTCAAGAGGGATTTGGAGAAGTTGGTAATCTCTTTCCCGGCTATAAGGATCAGTGGGAACCAGATCGCTAAAAGTGTTCACCGTAATGGTATACTTCGGATGCCGTGCGCTGCCGTAGCCCACTTTTTCGATGGCCGGGGAGTAGACCGTGACATGGTAGCATGGCTTTCTTTCAGCTTCGCTCACATCGTACTCAAGAGGGCCCTCTCGTTTGTCCTCGTCCACCTTGTGGTGCAGCGGCGGGGTCTCACTGGCCGGGTGCCAGTTCAGGCAAGGTTCTGCTTCCGGAAGCGCGTCAATAACCCTGTTTACATCTGCCAATGTTTTGATGTAGCCCAGAGCGGCCTCCATGAAAAGATGCTGCTTCAGGATTTCGGCATCAAGATATTTCCGCTTGCTCATGCCACGCCCTCCTTTTTCAGCTTCTCCGGCAGCGGCATCCACCCCACCACGGGGCGGTCTATCTGGTTGTTGTAAACCTCATCAGGGTTGAAATGGCGGTATTCCCACCAGCCTTTCGGGATTTTGTAGTCGTCCCGCTCCTCGTCGTATGTCCCCCAATCGGGAAGGTCCTCCCAATACCATACGCTATCTTGTAAAAAAACGCTCCCGTCTTCATAGTGCGCTGTCGTAATCCCGTATCCGTCAATTTCGTTGCGGTACAAAATCAGCACTTCGGTTTCGATCTTCGGCGGGTCTTTGTCAGGGTCGCGCCATTCCGGCCGCAGGCTTTCGGGGTCAATGGTGGGAAGGCTTTCGAGATCCGTCAGCTCACCTGCAACATCTTCACAGAACAGGGTGTCAGCATCTTTTTCTTTCGCTTCTTCCTCTGCAAGGTCTTTTTTCAAGATGTTTTCCAGCTCGCCAACATCAGCCAGCCGGACAATCTTCTTTTTCTCAGCCATGTGTCAAAACCTCCGTTCTCTTGACATGGATGTCCCGGTACTCCGGGTAGTGGTCGCCCGCCATCTGGCAGGCGTGAAATTCTGCGGCCTGCTGGCTGCTGGAGGTCAGGCGGTAGGTCAGGGCCGCGTCCCCTACCGGGCCGCTGCACAGAACAACATGATATTTAGGCACTCTTCGCCTCTCCTTTCTTGCGCAAAGGCCTGCGATTTGCAGCGTTTTTGAGGAAATCGGGGGCTTTTGCTGCATCTTCTGGGGGACGCGTGACCAGTTTGTCACGCCCCGCCCCGATGGGGTTCGTCTTGCGGTACTCTTCCACAGATGTGCAGCCCTGCCGGGCGGCTTCCGCCAGCGCCTTGCGGACATAGGCCCAGCTGTGGCCGCCCAGATCCTCGCACTTGCGGATGATCTCTGTCACAAGGTCAGCACCCAGGCGCTCAACGTAAACGGGCAGCTCTTTCTTGCCTGTTTCACTCAACTTTCCGATACGGCCCCGGAATTCTTCAAAAACAATGGTCGTCGTCAAGTCGTCTCGCGCATCCGCGCGCGTGTCGGAGTCTACGATAGTAGACGACGACTGTACTTTGTACTTTGTACTTTGACCTTTGTACTTTGGTGTGCATTTGGTTTCTGCCGGTTTCTCCGGAAAACCATTTGGTTTCTCTCGGTTTTCTGCAATAACCATTTGGTTTTTCTCGGTTTTCTTGGGTCTGCCGCCTTTACTGCCGGATTCTCTATGAGACAAAACGGAACGTTGATACGTTTTAATATTCTCGTCCATGAACGGTCGAAGTGCTTCAAACGCCATCTGTTCCAGAGGTTCCAGTCCATCCGGTTCCTCTCCGTGCTCCACATACCGCCGCATCTTGGTGATGGTATTTTTGTACTGCTCAGGTGGAAGAATATCCAAAATCACAAATTTGTCGAATGGAATCATCAACGCTTTCGGCCTGATTTCATCGTCCACGGTGCACCTCCTTCCTTACACGCCCGTATAGCCAGATAGCACAGCTGGGAGGTCAGAACGGAAGATCTCCGTCGTCTGTAATCTCTGCGAAATCATCCACGGAACCTTGCGAGAAGTTCTGTGCCTCCTGCGGGGCGCTGTAAGAGGCTTTTGCTTCGGAAGTATAACTTTCCGTCTGCTGGTCGAAATCGCGCACAGCGGGCTTGTCTGCCGCCTTTGGGCCGCAAAAGCTGACGTTGTTTGCCAGAACCTCCACTTTCGTGCGGTTGCTGCCCTGCTTGTCCTGATACGAGCGGGTCTGGATGCTGCCGTCAATGGCGATCATGCTGCCCTTCTGGAAGTACTTGCAGATAAACTCTGCCGTCTGCCGCCAGGCAACGACATCGATGAAATCGGCCTTGCGCTCCTCGCCCTTCGGGGTGTATGTACGGTCAACCGCAATGCTGAAGCTGCACACGCTAGTGCCGTTCTGGGTGGTCTTCAGCTCCGGGGTATGGGTCAGGCGGCCCATCAATGCCACGATGTTAAGCATGCGTCAATCCTCCATCTTCTTTCGGCTGCTTTTTGGCGCATTCCATGCACAGGATACGCCCGTATTTTTTCTTGCTTCGGTCAGCCGCCTGCTGAGCAGTGACCTTTTCGCCCTTGTAAGTAAACCCTTTCACGGGCTTCCCGCAGCTGGCGCAGGTGGGCTTTGCCGGGGGCGGTGCTGTGGGCCTGTCGTACTTGGTCGGATCTTTCTCCCAGTAAACATCTGCTCCAATGCCCAGGGCCTTGCAGGCCACGCTCTGTGCATCCGTGTAGGCCTTTTTATAGGCATCGTCATCCGTTCGTTTGCCGCCTTTTTCCGTGGAGATCAGCATCGAGCCGCCCACGCCGGGAATCGGGGCGCTCCATTCTTTTTTTCCCCCGCTCTCATCGAGCTGCCGAATGTAAAGATTGGTGCAGCAGTGCACTATGATCTATCCGTTTACACCAGGCTTTTCCTCAAAGATGGGCGGATCGAACCGCCAGCCAATGCCAGCGGGGCCGAAAAGCTCGGTCAGCTTCTTGACCCTCCACATGGGATTGATGTCCGTCATACCCTGCAGGCGGCCGCCGACGATTGCCTTCCGCGCTTCCTTGGGCACGCCACGGGCGCTTTCATAAATGGCCATTTTGTCCATGTTTGTACTCCACCTCTCTGCATCCGCGCTTCCGGCATATGCTCTCCAGTTCAGCGTAAGAGCTGTTGTATGCTGTCTCTGCACCGTATGCCAGGTCCTTGATCAATCCGAAGCACTCCGACTGTGACAGCACGATCTCCACCGCATAGACTGCGCGGCCCAATGCTCTGGCCGCTTCCTGGCAGATGTGCACATAATCAGCCTGATCCTCGCCCGTGTATTCCCTGTCCGGGTGAAGTCTCATATACGACTGCCCACCGGCAACTGCCTTCTGAACCGTGCCGCAGCACCGGGATGCATCGCCCAGCTTTGCCAGAGCGTCCAGAATCAGCGCCAGCTTCCATTCCGGAATATTGGCCGCATAGTTCAGGCAAATTTCTTTTTTTCATCACACTGCATAAGAATCACCTCATAGATACCGGCTGCCCGGAATCGTCCATGACAAGGTACGTGAACGCCGGATCAGTCTTTTTGAGCTGATCCGCATACTGTTCTGCGTCTTGCACACACCGGAAAGGGATCTCGTTCAGAAAGACCATATCAGCCCCATAGATCTGAACCGTGCTCATTTGCGCCACCTCCCGTTTTTCCATGCCCGCCAGACCAGAAAGACCACGACCAGAACGTTGAATCCGATCCATAAGGTCAGCCCACGAGCCACCGCCTTTGCCGCCGGGGTGGAAAGTGCTTCCACGGCCCGGAACAGCAGCTCTGTTTTACTCACTGTAAAATCTCCTTTCGTTCAAGAATACTTTGCTTTGCCTTTGCTACGCGCTTCGCCGCTTCTATTTGCATTTCTTTGCCTTTGCTCTTCAGCGCGAATCTGCTCTACGCCGTTGCGCATCTCTTCGTATCTATGCCTTAGCGAATCGTCGCGCATCCATGCCTTTGCTTTTCTTTGCGCATCCATGCCTTTGCATTGCCAAGGTCAGCCTGGCTTATCTATGCCTTTGCTATGCATAGCAGAGCGGCGCGTATCTGCTCAACGCCCTTGCGATGCCTTGCCGCCCACACCACGCCCAGCCTTGCCTTTGCTTTTCGGCACAACACCCAGCCTTGCCTTCGCTTTTCGACACGAGGCCCTGCATTTCCTTTGCTTTGCTTATCGAGGCAAGTCTGATCCAAGCGATCTACGCCTATCTACGCCGTTGCGCTGCGCTTTCCAGCTGAGCCTTGCCTCTGCCCCGCGCTGCACTGCAGTGACTACCTGTGCCCCTGCTGAGCAAACTTGTCAGCACAATGCCGTTGCCGAGTTCTGCGCACATATCCGCGCCTTCGCAAAGCTGTTACAAGCTATCCAGCGCCTTTGCAAATCATATCATTGCCGTAGCAGATCAAATCCTATCCATGCAATGCCGTTGCTCAGTCGATGATGTCAAAGGTGAAGCGGCCCTTGCCGCTGTTTCTCCACTGGCCGATGCCGCGCAGAACGCCGTAGTCCAGCCACTCCAGAACCGCATTCTCGAGCGATTCGTCCATGAGGAGGATTTCAAACTCACAGGTGCTGCCTGCCGGGATCTCCTCGGAGTTGGCCAGGCTCACACGCTCACCCTGGGCCGTCTGGGCACGCAGGGGGCGCTGGCAGTCTCCGATCTTGCCGTTGACCTTGATGGGGATCATGCGGGGCTGCGGGAAGATCAGGCCGTCGATGACCTTCTTGTAGGCGGAGAGCTTGCCGCTCTCGTTGACGGCCCGCTTCTTGCCCGTTTCTGTCTTGCCGCCCACGCGGGCCAGCATGCCGCAGGAATCCTTGAAAAATCCCTTGATCTGGTAGTCGTAGAGCACCGGCTCTCCGTTCTCGTTGCGGGGAAAGACGGTCATGCCCTTATCTGCCACGGCATCCGCGCCCAGAGCGGCCACCTCGTCCTCGATCGTGGCAGCATCCGGGCTCTTGCTGGCAATGAAATCCCGGGCGACGTTCTGGTTGGAGGGCTAAGTGCCCAGCACCGGCTCCAGGAAGGTGATCTTGACTTTCAGAATTTTGGTTTTCATGCTGATTTCTCCTATATCTTGTGGTTTATGTAATCCAAAACGCATTATCTTGCGTACAGCAGGTTTCCCAGAGCGTCCCGCACCTGAATCATCTCGTAGTGCCGGATGTTCTCGTCTGCCCAGTGCTGGGCCTTAACGCTGGCGGGCTCCCCGGGGTATTCGTCCGGCGTGAGCGGGTCTGTGAACTGCCTGATATCGCAGCCCCGAGGGTTCTTACGGTAGGCGTAAGCATATACAATCATGCTCATGCGCCCCTCCGGTTCTGCCGGTAGTCCGGCTCCTCGGTGCGGGCGTGGGTGCGGTCAACGCGGCCATAGCGGCGGGCGTTCTGCTCACGATCCTGGGCGGCAAAGCCCAGCCGCAGGAACATCACCGCTGCCAGCACCAGGCACAGGGCCGTGGCGAACTGGCCGTCGGAGAGGGTGCTGCCCGTCTGTGCGCTGCCCTCGATGCCCATGCCGTACAGCAGACTTGCGGCACCGCTGGCAGCGGCCAGCCAGTACCAGATGCAGGATTTGATCTTCATATTTCCATTTCCTCCTTGTCGTTCTCATACGGGCGGACGATCTTGCATCCGCGCCGATGCATATAATCGATAAAACCGTCGATGTAGATTGTTGCCTGCCGCCGTTTGGTATCTTCCCGGGGGACTACCCAGCCGTCATACTCGCCGTGTGCAACATTATTCCAGAACTTGCTCGGGCTCATCGGAACGAGGTTCGCCCGGAACATCTCGCAGCACTCAGCAACGCCTTTCATTGTGATTCTTTCCATGCGGAGCCTCCGTTACTCTGATTCAACAACCAGTCCATCTTTGAGCATATACCATGTATCTGCTTTGATTGAGATTCCATTCACAAGTTTTAGGTCTGCGCAAAGTAAATTCCCGTCATCGTCGTACTCGGTCAGCACCAAATAGCACCCAACGGAGCCCTTGACTTTGCTTTTGTACCCATTTGCGACAGCAATGCTGTTATTTCCCTCTGCTTTTGCTCTGCAATAAGGACCAGTTGCTGCCGCCGTGCTGTAATCGCCGCTGGTGCCTGCCGTGCTGTAATCGCCGCTGGTGCCTGCCGTGCTGTAATCGCCGCTGGTGCCTGCCGTGCTGGAATAGCCGCTCATGCAAGCCGAGCAGTAAAAGACTCACGACAACGGGACATAATAAATCACGCGCA